TGATAACTCTAAACTAGGATAATAATATGTCTATTTTTCCCGGTGGCGGTGGCGCACCATCTCCGCCTCCTCCGCCTCCTCCTCCTCCGCCTCCTCCAGAGCCAAAACCGGCTCCAGAGCCGAGTGGAAAACTGGTAGATAAAGAAAAGGCGAGACAAGCGGTCGCTCGTAGAGCCGGTCGCCGTGGGTCTATATTAACAGGCGCTAGAGGTTCAAGTGGAGGGTTAGGTACAGTTTCCCGACCCGGCGCAAGCGGGGATGAAAAGTTAGGATAACTATATGGACGATGAAAAGCAAGATGAAAAAAGAGTTCTTCATCATATAAAAAGACAAAAAGCCGCTCAGAATCGGCGTTCCCAGTTTGAACAACACTGGGATGATTTGTCTCGAGTTCTTTTACCGAGACGTCAGGGGTTTATGACAACGACCCAAGACGGCGATCAGCGGGTTGATGACATTTATGATGGAACACCTATGCAGGGCGCTAGAAGTTTAGCCAATACCGTTGGCGCAATGATTCGTCCCGAGGGTCAAGACCTTACGATTATTCGGACAGAAAATGAAGACTTGGCTAAAATGGGAGAAGTACAGGATTGGCTTGGCCGCGCGACGGAAAATCTAAACGAAGCGATTCGTGACCCGAGGGCGAGATTTCGACAGGCAACCGGGGAGGTTGATCTCGATCTTGTCGTATTGGGTACGGGAATACTTTATCTTGGGTTAGCGGAATCTCAAGAAAGTTTGATATTTCAATCCGTCCATTTGAAAGACGGTTATCCTTTATTTAACGATGAGGGAATGCCTGTTGGGTTATATAGAACTAAGAAGATGTATCTTTGGCAAGCGGAAATGATGTTCGGGCTGGAAAATTTATCCAGAGAAACCAAAGAACGCATTAAAAATAAAAAACAGGATGAAAAGATAGATTTACTGTATTCTGTACAGAAACGAAAAAAAGCCAAGGACGATCCAATATTCGCAAAAGATATGCCCTACGAAGAATTATGGATGGAAGTACAGGCTAAACACGTTATCAGGGAAAAAGGATATCACGATTTTCCATTTGTGGTCCCTCGTTGGGATACGTCTTCTGGGGAAGAATACGGTCGTTCTCCGGGGATGATCGCCTTACCCGATTCTAATACACTCCAAGCAATGGGGGAAACTATCCTAGTCGCTGGTCAGCGTGTAGCTGATCCGCCATTGATGGCTCCAAACGACGGTGCGTTCTCTGAGGTGAATACGTTCCCCGGTGGTATGAGTTACTATGATGTAGAAACCGCATCACAGGTAGGCGGAAATCCTTTTTTCCCGTTGATCTCGGGAGCGAATTTACCGGTTACCCGCGATATGCAGATGGATATAAGAAATCAGGTCGCGGCGGCTTTTTTCAAAAATATATTAAACCTTCCGCAAAGTGGGCCTCAAATGACAGCGACGGAAGTTATTCAACGGAAAGACGAATTCATCCGTGAAGTTGGGCCGGTATTCGGGCGTTTTGAAACAGACTATAATCACCCGATTGCAGAACGGGCGTTTAAGATCATGTTACGAAACGGGAATTTTGATGAAATCCCCCAACCCTTAGAAGGGCAGAATATCAAGTTTGAATTTGATTTACCCGTCAATAAGATTAAGAAACAAGTTGAAGCGGCGTCTGCGACTCAATGGGCAATGGAAGTTATGCAAATGGCACAGGTCGCCCCGGAAGCTAGGCATATGGTAAATGTGGATGCACTGGCAAGATTCAAAGCAGATGCGATGGCGTTGCCTTACGAAATTGTAAATACGCCAGAAGAAGTACAGGCCAAATTACAAGCCGAACAACAAGCCCTTGCCCAACAGCAACAAATGATGGCGATGGCTCAAGGGGCTGAGATTGCAGAAAAAGGCGCAAGTGCAATGCAGAAAGCGGGGTTAGTAACAGACCCGAATCGACAACCAACTGAAGAAGGAGCGCCAGCGTAATGAAAAGACCAAAAATCGGCGGGAAAATAGGATTGGGCCTTACTCTTTTAGACCTCGGGTATAATTTGGGAAAAGAACTCGCGGGTAAACTTTCAAAAAACAAGACAAAAAAAGTCATAAAAGGGGCCGCTCAAGGCGCTGGTGCTATTGCTGGCGGGGCCGCACTCGGGTCAATTGTTCCTGACGGGCCAATTGATAAAAAGAACAAACGGTTGATGGAAGAAAGAAAACAACAAAAGAAAAATAAGAAGAAAAAAGTAATCAAGTATCCCCCGCCAAAAAATAAAAAAGAAACGAAGAAAAAAGTAGCGGTGAAAAAGAAAAAGGTAATTAAGTATCCTCCTCCAAAAAGGAAATAGATGCCAAGAAAAAAGGTAGACAAGGCGACTGATCCAGAAGAACTGTATGATCAGTTTAAAAAGATTACTCAGTACCAAAACGATATTGAACGGTACCAAGATTTTCGTGAACTATTTCTCAGTTCCGACTTAGGGAGACGGGTGTTCAATGAAATACTAGGTATGGGTTATATGGCACATGATACAACGAAGTATAATAAGTACGGGGTTGACCAGACGGCAACCTTAATAGCAACAGGGGAACGCAAACTGGCTTTAATGATTCATAAAATGGTTATGGTTGAACCGCCGGTTACACCGCCCCCTACACAAAAATCGAGGCGCTAAATTATGGCAGAAGAACAAGCAGTAGAAGAAACTACGGAAGAAGCAACAGAAGCGGTAGAAGAAACTACGGAAGAAGCCGCACCAGAACAAACAGGCGAGTCAGAAACTATTGAATTCGATTCATGGCGTGATCTGATTGAGGATGAAAAGTTACAAAAACACGCCGAGCGTTTTACAAGTGTCGATGCGCTTGTACAAGCTAATCTGGAATCTAGGCAAAAACTTTCAAAAGCCGTTGTACGACCTGATGCAGATGCAAACGAAGAAGACGTAACCGCTTTTCGGGAAGTTATGGGGGTACCTAAAGATGTGGACGGGTATGAGTTTCCTCTTCCAGACGGGGTGGAACGAACTGAAGATATGCTCGATTCGGAAGACCACTGGGCTAATATCTTTTTAGATAATAATATCCCTAAAGAAACAGCGGATGTTTTAGTTAACGAATTTCGAGGAGAAATAGAAAAGGTCATGTCGCAAAAAGTCGCGATGGATCAAGCCTATACTCAACAAAGTGAAGCTGAACTTAAAAAAGAATGGGCCGAAGATTATGATAAAAATCTAATCTTTGCGGCAAAAGCCAGCGAATCTTTACTAGGAGAAGACTTTGAAGAAGTTCGGCATATAGAAACAGCAGACGGTAAATTTATTCTGGATCATCCGCTTTTTGTGCGAATGTTTGCCAAGCTGGGACGCGACATGGGTGAAGGTGCTTTAGGAAGTGTCGCAACCGAAGGTGAAAAAGAAACCTTAATGGAACAGGCAAACAGCTATCGAGAAAAACGAATGGATGCTTACTCTAAAGGTAATCATGCAGAAGCCCGCAGATGGGACGAAAAAGAACGATTGGTTCTTGATAAGTTGCACGGCGGAGGGCCAATTGTAGGGGCTGATACAAGGACTTCATAATATGGAAATCAAAAGACCCAATCCAAATAGTATAGAGGGGCATTATTCGAATCTCCCTCAAGAACAAAAACTTTTGGATACGTTAGGGAAGAACTACCCCAGATTGAAGGGGGTGGATATGCGAGTAGTACAAGGATACCCACAAGATAATGAAGGTGGGGGCTATTTGGAATTTTATCCTAAAAAAGAATCCAGAAGTCCGATACCGGGAAAAAACGTAATTTCGTTTTTTGACCCTTCTGTTTTAGAGGATGAAGCAAGAGCAAATCAAATGTTATTCGGGGATACCTTGCATTTATTACCTTATATCGATCCTGAGTTTAGTCGATTAAGACGCCAATACGATAAAACAGTTCCTCAGTCCCAAAAAATACATGAATATAAAGAAGCGCAAAGCCGAGGAGAAAACCGCCCTCTTGATCGGTGGTGGGAAGTAAGTCGGCTAGACGCACATATTCGCGGGTGGCTTGCTAAACAATGGGACCGAGAAGATGAATACGGAAGGTATTTATTTACTGACAAACGAAGAAAAATTCTTAAACAAATGGAGGAACTCTTGAAAAAACCAAGGCGTTCTATCCAACGAAGAAAAAGATAAGAGATTGACAAGATATACAAGTAACTGTATATTTTTCATAGGCGGCTTCCCGTAACCGGCCCCGCCGACATATAACAACATTACCGACGCCCCGTTAGAAGGAAGATACGGCCTCTGAAAAGACTTCCCGAACTCTGAATTCAATACGGCTTCCGCAGGAAATGTAATAGTAGGTATTATTACTTTTTTAATAATTTGGAGGCTTATAATGGCTACCTCAATAACTAATTCGTTTATCACGCAATATGAGCGTGATGTCCATGACGTTTTTCAGAGAGAAGGCTCGGTTTTGAAACCATCCGTCCGCTTTAAATCTGATGTCGTGGGTTCAGTAGCGACTTTCCAGAAAATCGGAACTGGAACGGCTACTACGAAAGCAAGACACGGAACAATTACTCCGATGAACCAAACTCATACAGCGATCTCCACGACACTAGCTGATTTTTATGCCGGTGATTGGGTTGATAAACTGGATGAAGCAAAAATTAATATCGATGAGCGTATGGCTATCGCCCGTGGCGGTGCTAAAGCACTTGGTCGAAAATGTGACGATCAAATCCTTACAACTCTTGACTCTACTTCCCAATCTACTGTTTCAGTAGCGGTCGGTTCATCTGCCGCCGCTAGAAATGGTTTACTTGGAATGGTAGAAGCCTTGATAAGTAATGATGCTTATGAACCGGGAAATATGTACGGTGTAATGTCCCCTAAAATGTGGGCTATCGCATCTACAATTCAAGAGTTCGCGTCCTCTGACTATGTCGGAGCCGATGGACAGGTTTACAATAACGGCGCACCTGTAGGATCGTGGAAACGATGGGCGCAAGTTATGTGGACGGTTCATTCTGGAAATCCGGGTGTAGGAACAGCTACATCTAAAATTTTCGTATGGAATAAATCCGCTGTTGGGTACGCTTCTGGGAAATCCCCCGGAAATCTAGCAGGGACTATGTCAGGTGAGACGTCTGTTGGCGCAGATATTACGTGGCATGGTGATCGGGCGGCTCACTTTGTGAACCATGCAATGTCCGGCAATTCCGTAATGATTGATGATGGTGGAGTTATCGAGGGAAACCTTGATGATACAGCCGCTATCCCAACTTCGTAACTTGATTGGGGGGCTTTGGCCCCTCAATTGTTTTTTGAACCTTAGATTAGGAGACAGACATGGCTTTTATACCGGCTGATCTGACTAACATGGGTTCGTATAATGGCTTTAATCATTGGCGTTATGATACTTTGGAAGCTTCTACAGCCGTAGATGCGGCGGGGTATTTTAATAATGACGATGACGACCAGATCTTTCAGGTTGGCGACTTAATTTTTACCGTTGATTGGACAACTGCTGTCCGCACCGGTACAATAGCCGGGATGGGCTTGCATATAGTTAATGCTGTCTCCTCGGGTGCGGTCGATATATCTGATAATGTTCTGAACGCCTCTTATGCGGATTCAGACTAAGTAGGATAACGCGGAGTACGGGCTTCTCTTTTTCTCTCTCCTCCTTGTTGGGGAAGCCCGTATATTCGCAATTTTAACAGGAGAACACATGATAAAGGCAAAGGCACATAAGCTAAATAAACCCGAAGACGGGAATTTTGGCAAAGTATGGAACTATATTTGTGATCAGCATGAAATAAAAGAATGTTTTAACCCGGGATTTTTTAATACGTTAGGCGGAAACTTAATGGCCGGGGATATGATTCGCATGATCGAAATAAAACAGAATAGGGTGCATTCCTTATTCGAAGGGGTTATTTTAGAAGTCACAACTGAAAAAAACGGCCAGAACGTGGTGTTTTATCCTATTAACGATAAAGTGTTGCGGTTTCCTACGGCTAAATCTAAAGAGGCGCCAAAGGAAGACCCGCTTCCAGAATTCATCTCGGGCACCGGGGCGGTAGAATGGAATTTAGGAAAACGAGCGTATGTTATTTCTGTCAACGGGAAACCTATTTGTGAAATTGAGAATAAAGACGAAGCCCATGCTGTTGCCCGAGGAGATAAACCAATACCTGTTAATGCATAAAAGGAGATTTGTATGCCCAGTGAAACCGATATAGCGAACGTTGCATTAAGGCTAGTTGGGGGTACTAGAATAACTTCTTTAACGCAAGCTACCCCAAACGCTAACGCCGTTAATGATATATACGAGCAAATCCGAGATGATATGCTCGAGTTCCCATGGAATTTTGCAACTCAACGTGTAGAACTAGCGCAGTTATCCACAACTCCCGCATTTGGGTACGATTTTGCGTACGCACTCCCCGCCGATTGGCTTTATACGATTTCTGTACATGATAACGACGGCGGTTACGGCACTATCGACTATCGTGAGGAACAAGTTGCTAACCAAAAAGTTTTATCGACCGATAGGACGTCAGTTTATTTAACCTACGTTAAAAAAGAAACCGACCCTAATTTAATGCCCGCATCCTTCCGCTTGGCGTTAGCATCTGCCTTGGCTCGTAATTTGGCAATCCCGCTTGCTAACTCTAACGTGCTTGAAGACCAATTAGCCGCCCGGGCGGTGAAAGATTTAGCAAGAGCGAAATCTATTGACGCTTTGAGTTCATTTCCAGAACCCCGACCGCGGGGATCATGGGCAAACTCTCGAAATGGACTTAAATAATGCCAAGAGTCCAACCACTAACTCCGTCTATGAATACGGGGGAACTTACCCCTCGTCTTGCGTCTAGAGTTGATTTCAATAAATACCCTAGTGGCCTAGAAACAATGGAAAACCTTATCCCTCTACCCGAGGGAGGGGCCATGCGTCGGGCCGGATCGCGCTATATCTCAGCTACTAAAACCGGCGCAACAATAAAATCCCGTCTTAAAAAGTTCGAGTTTTCTACAACCCAGAACTATATTATCGAGATGGGCAATAACTACATGAGATTTTTTCGGAACCAAGGTCAAATCACTGTTCCGAATATTACAGCTTCGATAACTAACGGGGCGTTTACTTCAAATATCACGAATTGGAGCGATAATTCTGGCGGAGGTTCTTCTATCTCCCACGACTCTACCAATCAGCGTTTGAGTTTAAATTCCAATGGGTCAACTAACGCTCATGCCGAACAAACGGTAACAAACTCGTCCGCTCTTGAACACGTTTTACAATTTCAAGTTATCGGGGCGCCGGGGGACTATGCGCTGTTTAGAGTAGGAACCTCCAGTTCGGGCACCCAAATAGTTGACGATTTTATTGCTGAAGTCGGGTATCACTGTTATTCATTCACAGCGACGGCGGCCAACTTTTATGTTCAGTTTATAAATGAACTTGGAAAAACAGTTCAAATAGATAACGTTGCGCTACTGGATAACGCCCCCGTCGAATTAAATACGCCTTACGCCGAAGCTGACTTATACCAAATAGAAGGTCCGCAATCTGCTGATATCTTATATATGTTCCATGAAACGTACCCGACTTATCGTCTTGAAAGGCGCGGGCATACCACATGGTCATTAGTGGAAGTCCCATGGCAAGACGGGCCTTGGTTACCTAAGAATAATACCTCTACTACATTAACCGCATCCGCCGCCACTGGATTAGGGATAACAATAACCGCCTCATCAACTACGGGCATTAATGATGGGCGCGGGTTTCTATCGACTGATGTGGGGAGATCGATTCGATTAACTGATAACTCAACGACCAATTGGGGATGGGGGGTGATCACGGCTGTTGGAGGGACAACCAGTGTTACTGTTGATGTGGAGAGAACCTTTTCGGTCACTACCGCAGAAACCGAATGGCGTTTAGGCGCTTGGTCTGGTACTACTGGTTACCCTTCAACGGGCGCCTTTTTCGAGCAAAGGTTATACGCCGCTGGAAACACGGATCAACCCCAAACATTTTGGGCTTCGCAGACGGGGGATTTTGAGAACCATTCGCCGGATAGTGATCCGACTGCCGGAACGTTTGACGGTACGGTACAAGATGATGACGCATTAGATTTTACTATATCAGCCGATAACGTAAATGCTATCCGATGGATGTCAGCCGGTGAAGATACTTTATCTATTGGAACTACTGGTGGTGAATGGGTTCCGTCTTCTACAGGGGCGGTTATCACACCTTCTGATATTACGGTTCGCCGACAGACAACTCACGGCTCGGCGCAAATAGCCCCGGTTCGGGTTGATAATATTGTGCTATTCGCCCAACGGGCAAAACGTAAAATTCGAGAATTTGGGTTTACGTTTGAAACGGATGGGTACCGCGCGTTTGATATGACTCGTTTAGCCCAACATATTACATTAGGCGGGATCGTAGAAATGGATCACGCGGAAGAACCTGATTCCCAAGTGTGGGTTGTGCGAGAAGACGGACAATTACCCGCTATGACATTTAGACGACAAGAAGATGTTGTCGGATGGGCGAGACACATCATAGGGGGATCGTTTGGCAGTGGGGATGCTGTTGTCGAAAGTGTAGCTGTAATTCCGGGCGCAAACGGATCAGGACAAACCCACGATTCGACGAATAGAGATGAAGTTTGGATACAGGTAAAGAGAACCATCAATTCGAATACGGTTCGTTATATAGAAATGTTTGAACGAGATTACGAAAATGGGCAAGATGCTAAAGACGCGATTTACAGTGATTCGTGTATTACCTATAGTGGAGCATCAGTAACAACTATCACCGGCCTCACCCACTTGGAAGGTGAAACTGTTAAGGTATGGGCGGATGGAGCAATTCTGGCCGATAAAGTTGTATCAAGCGGGAGTATTACGCTGGATATAGCTGTAACTAAAGCGCAAATCGGACTAGGGTACGCCCATAAAATAAAAACTTTAAAAATAGCAGACGGGAATCGGGCGGGAACGGCAGTCGGAAAAACAAAACGAATAAACGGGGTTACCTTTGTTCTTTTATATAGTCATACTATAGAATACGGCCCCTCTTCAACAAACTTAACAAAAAACGATTTTAGAGAAGTCTCGGATGAAATGGATTCTATGGTGCCCTTATTTACCGGGGAGTTGTTCGTAGAATTTGATGGGAATTGGGGATCAGACCCTAGAATCCATATAGAAAGTGATGACCCGGCTCCTTTTACGCTTTTGGCTATCGCGCCGGAAGTAAAGATTAACGCTTTAAAATAAACCTTTAAAACTGTACAATATGAGAAGATATATTGATTGGCCTGATCGTCTATTAGACTTTATTTCAAAACGAGA